CCGAGCGTGTATTGCGTTCCGTCATCGTAAAGGATGACTGTCTGACCAAATGCTACCGCTGACCATAACCCCAATACTGCCAGCAACCCTTTCATGTTTAGTCCTCCGACTCTGGTTTATGCTCTGGCTCCTCTGCCGGCGCTTCTGGTTGCAAAGACGCTTTATGCGCCTCATAAGCCGCGATGACTTCCGGCGTATGCACTGCCTCGCAGACTGCTTGAACCTCTGCATCCTCTGCGGAGTAATCTTCACCCGCTTGGATAACGTGACGATGAAACGAGCGATTTAGCTCTACGTCATCACGATAGATAACCGTAGCGGTACGCACCTGTACAGCACGATACGGCCCTACGATTTCAATTTTGTCTACTTCTGTTCTTTCTGTTAATGCCATTTTCGTTTCCTCTTTAGTCCACCTCAATCATCCGAGTGAGGTAATTAAGCTACTTGATAAACTAAGGTAATTCTTGCATTTGCCGATTCGTTGACAATTTGCTGTGGAGACGCGCCCGCATCATCTGCGACGTAATACGGAATGATGTAATCTGTGTTTTGAAACTGTAGTGGCATCAAGCTACTACCACCAGTCCAATTTAGTTCGCTAGGCAACATAGATCCAACAGCATAATTCTCACTAATGCCATTGCTAGAGGTAAATGGCAGTCCGCCGATACGATATGAGCCTGTGCCTGTGGCAGACGAGTATTGGACGATCAGGTTAACATAAACCATTCGACCAATTTTTGTATAGCTTCCAGTTTGCAGTAAATATGTGGTCGTTCCTGCTGTAGTGGAACCAGAAACTGTTGGTGTAAATGTCCCTTCCTCGTAATCGTCTAAATGATTAGCCGCACCAGTACCACCAAGGTATGCGCCGCCTGAGAGGTAGAGGTCTTGAAATCTCTCTGATGGAGCCCCTAAATCAATTACATCATCTACACTTGCGCCTGCAACCATTGGTGCAACTGCATTAGTACCAAATTGAAGGCCAGCATGGTTTGCGACAGAACCGCTTATAAATAAATTATCTGAATTTATAACACCAATATTCCCCACAGTGGTGCCGCTTTTGCGGAATTGTGCAACGTCGCCATCAGTGCCTGTCCTGTTTAATGTCATAGGCTGGCCGCTTGCGCGGGTTCCCAACAAAGCACCGTCGGCGTTAAGTTGACAGCCCGCAACCGTAATGTCGTCTGAAGTTTTCCCAACCAGCACGTTGCCGCTGGCATCTAGCGTCATGCTGTCAGAAAAACCATAGTTTCTGGCTTGGAACACCAAGTTGGCGGTGTTGTTGTCTGCGTTTAGCCTGCTGACAATGCGTGAGCCAGCGTAACCACCCGACGAATTTGTGATCTGAAACTGTAGTCCAGCGCCATAAGAGGCGTTATACACACCAGTTGTGGTGACTCCGGCTACGATGCTATTTTGGTCGCCAGTGTTGGTTGCTCCAGTGTTACGCAGGATTTTTGCAGTGCCAACCACATCCAAGGCCACAGTAGGCAAAATCGTACCAATACCAACATTCTCAGACGCATCAATCGTAATCGCAGTGCTTGTGGCGTTATCGTCGATGCCTGTGGAGGTGAACCCTGTCAGCGTTCCGACAGAAGTGATGTTTGGCTGTGCAGCGGTTGTCAGCGTTGCTGCTATTCCAGAATCAGTCACCGTTAGTGCCGTAGAAGTGGCGTTATCGTCGATGCCTGTTGACGCAAAATTCGAGATTGTTCCGCCGTCAATGTCATCGCCCGAGATCACGTTGTCGCCGAATGAGACGCCGTTCGCGAATGTCGCCGTCGCGTTAACGGTCAGTGTATCGCCGGAAGTGTCTCCGATGGTGACGTCGCCGGTCATAGTGACATTGGACGCCTCGCCGGATACGTTGAGGAACCGAGAATCCGCGTCCGCCTTCGAGTAGACGTCAAGGTTTGTCCGGGCATCGGATGCGGTTGTCGCCCCGGTGCCGCCCTGGGCGACCGCCAGAGTGCCGTCGACAGTTTTAGCGCCGCCGATATTGACCGTCCAGGACGCGATCGTCCCGCTTCCAGCAAACCCAAAAACATCAACGACCAGGCTTGTCCCGCTGTAGCTGGTCACAATACAGTCGAGGAAATTGGTGTCCGGGTTAGCAGCGTCCGCGATTCGCAGCGGAGTGCCGGCCTGGTATGGCTTCCCTGAGCTCACCGTGAAGGTTTTTGATCCGGTGCCGATGGAGGTGGAAGTCGTCGATGTGTCGTTATAGATGTCCCCGGCGTGAGTGACAAAATCCTCGAATGCGTCGGGTAATCCGTCGACGTAATTGGTACCCTCGAAATCCGCCAGGGTATACGTTCTGCCGTTTAATGTGACCGGATATGCCATTAGATCAATTCCTCTATTTCAAGTTGTCGCCCGTAATACTCCATCGTTCGATTCTGGATCGGGGTCGTCGAGACTAGGCGCCCGTATATGTTCTGCGTGACAAATGTCGCTTCATCATTCGGCTGCGGGATCACTAGGATATCTTTCGCAATCCCGCGCCGACGGTCGATGCTATTAAAGACGTTCGAGAAAATCTCCGCCTCCGGGATGTTTATCAGCTCAAAAGACACCCGCCGGAATCGCTCGACCTCATCGATGAACGTCTGCCCCCCTCGTGATTTTACCACCCGAGACTCGTCAACGAACTCAAATTCAGCGCCGAATGAATAATTTTGTGACGGTCTATATGCCGGCCCGGATATCAGGCGCCCGATTTCAATATATCCATCGGTGTTGGTGGGGTCGACAATATCAATCCGCAAATACTGGGCGACGACCGGGCTCGTCAATACTCGATAAGTCGAGATCGTATAATCCGCCGCAACCGATGGGTTCAGGAATCCGCCCCAGGAAAAAACACCCCAGGGAAGCGTTCCGAACTCCTCGATGATCGGCCAGGCTTTCGCCGTTCCGCTGTCATAAACAGTTGTCGAAAAATCTGACACCGTAGACAATCTGACCCGCACCGTTCCCGACTGCGTGATGTTGTGGCGGATAATTGCGACAAAATCGATCACCTTGCCGGACCCAAAATTCGCGTCGATCTGGATCGTTGTCGCCGCATCGGAGCGGTAAACCTTGACGAGCTGGCGATCCTGCACGTTTGCGATCGGCAGCGTTGAAACCTCCGAATCAGCCGTCAGCGATGTCGCATCATCGATGCGGTTTTCGCTTGAAATCATCATGCTCGACATATCAGCCCCACAGCTCCAGCTCTACTTCATTGACCGCCGCGTCCTCAAAAAGCGACACAACCGAAAACAATTTCCCCGAATCGAGAGAATACCGCGAAAACGTCACCTTTACGACGTCCCCGAGCTTCAGCGTAAACGGCTGCGCCTTGCAGCGGATTCGATAAATGTCCCGTTGCACCTTGTAAAGATTCAGCAGCCGGGTCGCCTCCGCCGATGCCCCGGCCGATGCGGCAAATGCCGAATCGAGCTCCAGAAACTTCGCATTTGGGTAAATCGCCGCAACGGCCGAGTCGGTCGCGACTACGCTGGCGCCCTCCCGCTGGAAAAAATCAGGGTCCGCTGCGCCACTATCGAGCGCGTCCTCGTCGAATACGGTGTGATTTTTCTTGTATTTCACGATGACCGTCGACGTCGGGATTTCGGTTGGCAGTCGCTCCAGCTCGATGATATTGGTCGAGTCCAGCTCGAGGTCCGGCGTACCGCTGGCAACCGCCACCCGGCCGACGTTGAGCTTGCCGGATCGGTCGAATCCATAAAATGCGCCGACTGTATTGGCGATATTGTCGAGCGTGTTCAGGATGTTCGACCTGGTGGGGATATAAGCGCCCACCGGCGCGCTGTTCGCCGTATTGAGATCGGCAAATGATGCGGTATCGAGATCATCGGGATCGGTCAGTCCGCCATATTCAGCCGCCAGGAACCGAATGATATCGGCAGCGGTCTCCTTGTATGTGCCGCCCGGCTTGGCGCCTTTAACGTCGCACGTTAAATTCCCGGCGACTGCCGCCGTCATGGTGAAGCGCCCATTCGTCAGGTCGGCGGTGAGGTTGGTCGTCGCGACTCCATTCTCATATACCGCGACAATCGATTCGATCTGCCCGTCATGCACCTGGTACACCTTCGCGGCCGCGTTCGAGTCATCGACCAGAATCGGCGTGATATTGAATACCTCCCCCAGGCAGATCGGTTTCGCGACGCCCTCCATAATCGCCGAACCCTCATTCCCCCCGGTGCCGGCGTAGGTATTCGGCGGAAATGTGCGCGTGAACTTATCCTGGCCGTCGCGAATCACGACCCGGAGAACAAGGTCGTCGAAGTCGACTGACTTCGATTGTCCCTTGAATATGGTGAAGTGCTGCGACAGATTGGCACCCTTCTCGCCGACCTTAACCTCGACCTCGCGGTTGTCCCAGGCATACCCAGCAAATGCGTCCAGACCGCCGTCGGCATTCGCCAGCTCAATCGCCCCGAACGATGGCCTTGATTCTCCGCCGATCTTCGAGGATGTGAACATCGCGCGTTCAAAATTCAGCGCCTCGATCACTCTGGGCTCGAAGTAAGTGCTCGCCGGGGTTTCAGACGGAGCCGATACATAGCCGCGATCCGATAGGTAAACCGTGACCGTCGACGATGTGCCGGGGTCGTAGGGCTTCAAAATCACAATATACGATTTGGCCGCGTATGGATTTTCGACCAATTCGGCGAGAGTTGTGGCGACCATTATTGTCGGCCACCCGCCAGCGCACGACCCGATTCGATTCTGGTGAATTGCCTGCGAAGGTCGACGATCTCGTCGCGCACCTCATTCACGGCCTTGATCAAGTCCTTGCCGCCCCGGTCATTGATTGGGGAAACCGTGCCGCCTCGACCGGGGATAAACAGCTCCGGACCATCCTCTCCGACTATCGACGCCTGGCCGCGCTCGAGCGGTCCACCGAACTGTCGGCCCTGGACATATAGAGACCCACCCGCCACCGCGTCGGCCTTGTTGAATAAGGTCTTTACATGATCATCGAAGCTAAAATCCAAAATCATGTTCTGGAGATTTGTGATCATCTTAATCAGCTCGTCGATCATGCTCTGCGAAAATGGTTCCGAAAATTCATCGCTCACATTCGGGAATGTGCCACCCTTGAAAATGGCCTCTCGGATGCGGTCGAAGATATTGCCGTCTGTCGGTGCTTCTCCGCTTTGTGCGATATCCACCAGACCGCCGAATACACCTTCGAGAATTTTATCGACGATCTCCGTCACATAACTAACATCAAAAACGGATGTCCCGCCGAATATCTGCTCGGTCACCGCATCGATTGCCCCGGTAACGCCGTCCTTGATTGCTTGCTGGAATGTCTCCATCGTGACCAGGATCGTTTTGATCACATTCTGGATTCCCTCGATATTTCCCGCCGGTCCAAAGTTTCCGAAATACTGACTGAAAAACTCGAACCAATCGAAGTTATCAATCGACCCAGAAAAGCCGCCAAATAGTCCGCCCGATGCGAAGCCGGGCATTCTGCCGGAATTGATTGCATCAAAAAAAGATGAGCCGAACTTGCTGACCGAGCTTGCTCGAATAACATATTCGCCGTCGGACAGCATAGCCGGGACGCGATCCGCCGTCGGCCCACCCGGACCGCTCACTCTCCCGCCGGTAGCAAATCCCTCAACCATGCCGCCATCGCGCAATCCTGGGATCAGGTTTTTCAGAAAGCTAAGACCAACCGACGCGATCGCGGCGGCGGCAATCTGCTCAAGTGTGCGGATGATCGCATCCTTGAAGCTGGAAAAACTACTCAGCGCGCCAGAGAAAAAACCGCCCAGCGCATTGGTCAGATTTCCAAGCGCGGCGCCAAATCCTCCCAGCGCCGAGCCGCTCCCCCCGAATAAACCTTTAACTGCATCGCCAAACGCAGTCACCGGAGCCGTGCCGAAACAGTTGTCGATCGCGGGTTTTACGCCCCCGGCGCCGAGCAATTCATCGATCAGACCTCCAAGCGCGCCAGAACCGCCAACAATGCCATCAATCTCGTTCAGGAATTCACCGACCGGGGTCGCGTCGAATGAATCTTTTATCATGCGCTCGAAATCGGTCAGCGTGGAATCGTTAAGCTCGGTGATTTCCTCTCGTACGCCCTTCACGGCTCGCGCGTGTTGATCCGCCGAAATGGCTCCGCTTGCCAGCAATGCGTCATAGTCCGCGAGATCTTGGTTCAGCTCGGCAATCTTTCGCTCGACCGCCGTCGCTTCCTCGAGTAACTCCCGTTGGTTTTCAGTCATTGTCGAGGTCGCTTGTATCGCCTCGACCAGCTCGCCACCGAGAGACTCCAGCTCCATCTCAAGGGCGCGAACTTGGTCCGAATTTTCGCCGAATATCTCTTTCGAATCGGCGAGAACCACGTTCAAGTTGCTGATTTTTTGGCGTATCTTCTCGACCTCGCTTTCGACGCCGGTAAAGTCGCTCGCCAAAACCTTGACCATCGCTCGGTATTCTTCGATGCCGATCTTTCCGGTTTCAAACTGATTTTTGAGGATCGCCATCTGGGCGGTGTAATCCTCGAGGTCTTTCTTCGGTTTTAGTGCTTTCTCGCGCAGTTGCTCGAGCGCGACGCGGAACTCATTGGTCCGCAATGTTGCGTCGATTTCCTCGTCGGCAACATGGTCAACCGCGTCAGCAAATGCCGGGAGCTCTCGCCGCTCGGCCGTGACGACGATCTCTTGCAATTCTTCAACCGCTCCGGCAAATTCATCGGTCTGAACTTCCGCGCCTTCGGTACTTTTCTCGAGGAGCCCGAATTTTTCCGCTATCTTTTGAAGGTCGCCAGTAAATGCCGCGACCCCGACAGTCACCGCCGCGATGGCCGCGCCGATTGCCAGAATCGGAAGCGCGGCCGGTGCCGCTGCAACGGCCAGCCCTGCGAGCGCGGTCGTTAAAGAAACGAGACCGCTGACTACCCCGGCGAACTTTATCGCCGCCCAGGCTGCGGCAAACGCCTTCACCGCCGTCACGATCGTCCCCAGGTTGTCGAGCATCCACTGAAGGCCGGTCAGCAATCCCTCGGTGATCTGAACAATCACCGGCGCGAGCTTTTCTGATAGCTCCTGCAACACCGGGGTCGCCTCGCCGAGCCCTTGAATCATCGCGACCTGGACCTGGCGCTTCATCAGCTCCATCGTATCGTTGAATTCTTCAATCGCCGGGACAGCAGTGTCGTCGATCTCGAGGCCGAGCTCCTTCATTCGGCGCTCGGTTTCTTCCAGCGATTCGCTGCCGCCCTCGAGCATATTGACCATCGAGGCGCCTTCGCTATCGAATAGCTTGAACGCCAAACGCAAACGATCCGCCGGGTTTTTGACCCCTTTGAATGCGTCCGCGAGAACCTTCATCCTTTCGGATAGTGGCAGCTTCTGGATATCTTCGGCGCTAATCCCCAGCTCGATAAGGGCATTTTTCGCCTCGCCCGTCCCCTGGGCGGCTTCCGCTGTCCTGCGGACAAATCGCTGGAGTGCCATGTTTGCCGTATCGGTGGAGATACCGGCAAGCTCGGCCTGAGTCTGGAATTTGAAAAGCTCGCTCGAAGTAACGCCGAGCTTTTGTGATGTCTTGCCGAGAGCATCGGCAGTCTGGAGCGCATTGCGCGCCATGAGACCGAAACCGGCGGCGCCGGCTGCTGCGGCCAGCGCCCCGGTCATTCCGCCGAGTGAGCGTTTTAGATTGCCGATAGCCTTATCGGTATCGCCCAATCCCTTTTTGACATTCTTGACGGCTTTCGAGGTCTGATCAACGCCCTCGAATATGACCTTTATGACCTGATTTGCCGCCATTCATCGCCTCTTTTCTTTGCTTTTCAGTTTCTTCCGCTTGTAGCTGAAAGAAAATTGACCATTCGATGAACTCCTCGACCGACATTTCGGCCTCGAGCTGGGCGACGGTCTTGCCCAGTTTCTCAGCCAGCACAAAACGAAATCGCCTGTCGGCCGATTCCTTTAGTTTCCCTCAAGCGCCTCAGCATCGGTAGACATGATTTTGTTCGCGATTCTGGCGACGATAGTTGCGTCAACATCCTCTCGGAGTGCGCGCTTATCTTCGATTGTGAAGATCTTATCGCCGTTCTCGTCGACCAATTTCATAATCAACAATTCGGCCAGGGTGTCCGCGTGGGATTGCTTCTCCGTCAAATGCTGGAGTCGCCCCTGGTCGCGCAAGGTAAAGGGCGACGAGTACGCGACCAGCGGCCCGTCCTCGTCACCCCATTCCTCGACTTCGATGCGCTTTAATGGCTTTGCCTTGAAATGATCGGTCGCGCGCGATATGACGCGAGACTTTTCACCCTTGGCGGCCATTATTGCACTGTGCCTTCAGTCAATGCACCGTCGCCCTGGAGAGACAAGGATGCCTCGACCAGGCCATCGAATGAGCTGTTGATCGTGCGACCAGTAACAATCGCCGCACCAGACAGCAAGTGATCGCCAGCTGTCGATCCTTCGATCTGAAAGTTTACAGTGACCTCACTCCCCACGGTGAGAGCGCCCTGGCCGCTGGTGTCGGTATCGTCGAAAAATACATCGACGGAACCACTCCAGCTTTTGAGCGATGTTTCAAATGTGCGATAAGTGTCGCCCATTGAAGTCGACTCGATGGTGTCCATTGTCTCGTCTACGCTAAAAGATCGGATCTCCGCAATCGCGTTGGCTCCGACTTTAACGGTCCCGCTGTTGCCCGTTAGTGTTGCCATTTAGTTTGCCTCCTCGGCTTTCGGTGTTGCGGCTCGATCTTTCGATTTTGCCTTTGGTTTGCTGGCCGGCTCAGTTGTCCAGCCGTTCATTATGAGCCGACCCGCATCGACTTCATAAACCGTTATCGGGTCGCCACCTTTAGGCGGCCACACCTGAATTCGTTTCGCCATGTCTTGCTCTCCTTTATGCGGCAGTACCGACCGCGTTTTCGACGGTCACATAATCGACCTCGATGCTGATTTTCCCGGTCGCGATAGGTTGCTCACCTTCGCCGGAAAAATCGGCCTGAAAACTAGAGACCCGCGTATCTTTCGCGAGTCCGCCTCGAGTTAAATCCGCCGCGAGTGCCTCCTCGACTTCCTCGCTGATTGTATCGAGATCGTTGTCAAAATTCGAGACCCCCTTGACATAACAATCGACAGTAACCGTCAGCGTTCGCAGTTGGGTCCTGGGGGGGTTGATTGTCTGCGGCGCGATCTCCTCGGAATCGGTATAAATCGCCAGGCCGGGGAGCTTGCTGGTCTCCATAGGGTAAACCCTGGAGCGGAACACATTGCTCCCGGTTGTCGTCAGCCCGGTCAGCGCCGTCACTACATTGTCGCGGATTTGTTTGCGAACGTGAGCCATTTACTGTTTCTCGAGCTGGAGCATCGTAACGCCGGTCCCGTCGTCCATTACGACCCGGATCAGATAGCTTGTCGCGTTTACTGTCAGCGCATCACCTTCCGCCGCCGATGCGACATCGCTGGTTTTGCACTGGAAAATGGGCGCGCTTGATGCAACCGGGACAAATCCGCCGGCCTCTACCGGCTCGAATGCGTCGTCAAATATGCCGGAGATCGTCGTCGCAGCTCCCCCCGCCGGGGTATAAGTTGCAGACACGGCGAAATCATCGGAATCGAAAAATACCGCGCGCTCGGTGTCTGTCTCAACGGCCACTTACTTCGCCGCCTTTTTCCTGGTTGCTTTCGGCTTTGCTGCGCGGGTATCCGCGTCGACTTCATTTGCCTCGGTCCAGGCTACCGCCCGACCGCGAGATATCAGCCAGTGAGCATCGGCGTCGCTTACTTCGAGCGCCCTGCCGGCCTCCTGGTGCTCGCCCTTCCAGGCGATTGAACTAACGAGCTTCACTTTCATGTTATGACCTCAAAAAATAAAGGCGCCCCGAAGGGCGCCGTTTCGACTATTAAGTCGTGACGTCCAGAATCGCAGCGAACGATTCCGCATGACGGACAGCGACATCAATGTCCTGATACATCGCGATTCGGGTCGCGCCGGTAGCTGATCCGGTGTAGGGATCAACCAGCACATCGAGACCGCCGAACATGCCGATCATCAGGTCATTGAAGTTTCCGAAGATTATAGCCGAGCAAACACCAGAGCTGGTTCCTTTGGTCAAATCCGAAGGAACAAGCGTCGAGCTTGCTACGTTGTAACCCAGCAGGGTGTTGCTGTCGTTCAGGATGAAGTTACCCTCAACACCGCTCGCCTGGCGCGGAGTCTGACGCATAGCACCGACCACTTTCGGGTTGGTGAGGTATGCCAGATTTCCAGCCAGCGCGTTGTCGATGGCGACTTCCTTCTCGAGGTCGACCAGCTTGGCGTAAGTAACCGCACCGCCGTTGTTGCCCATTACAACGGAACCGATGCCGCTGGTCTGGGTGATGCCTTCCGGCTCGTTAGAACCGCCGCCCTCGATTGCCACTTCGTCAATCTTCGCCGCGAATTGGCGGGTCAGATCGTCGCGGATCACCTGCTCGACGCTGGGATCAGATTGCATTGACAGCTTGCGAGAGATATCAACGTACTGAACCAGAGTCTTGGGTGACATCGTTACCTGTCGGAAAGTCGGAGCGCCTTCAGCACCGGGCGCCGCGTTCTCAGCGACAAAGCCGACTGAGGTCTTGGCATTCAGTGCAGGAATGGCGACGTCGCCCTTCAGTCCTTGCATCATGCGAGCGCCCAGGCTAGAGATCACCAGGTTCGCGCGAAGCGCGTCGATGAACTCACCGCCAAGGTGGTCGGTTGGCTTCAAAAATCCGCCGGCGGCGTTGGTGCCGACCGTCAAATCCCGCTTGAAGATGCTGGAAGGAACGTAGAAACCGCGCGGCTCCTTGCCATATCGCTTGGCAAGCTCCTCCGATACCTCACGCTCGAAGCCGTCAAATCGGCCTGTCTGCGCTGATCGGATTGCGTTGATCAAGCTATATTGTCGCTCCTCTTTTGGTGTCAGCTCAACGTCAGCGACGTCCAGCGGCTTGTCGGCAATCTTGTCCAACAAAGCGCCCCGGAACTGCGCCAATGTCATGCCCTGGCGGATAGCGTCGTCAGCGAATGAACGCTGATTGTGCTTGGCGGCCAGGCCGAGCATTTCGTTTACTTCCTTGGATCGTTCGGCAGCGGCTTCCGCGCGTACCTGATCCAAATCGATTTGGTTTTCTTGTTCCATGATAGGAACCTCCTTTTCGATGGGTTTAATGGTAGCGGTGTCGGATACCTCGACCGAACGCCCCACACCGACCGACGGGTCGGCGGGAAGTGAAACGATAGAGACCTCCATGATTTCGGCATCGATTACTCGGAACAAATCCTGTTCGTCCTTGTCCCTTTCCATTCGCCGAACTTTGTACCCGATCGAGACATTCGAGCGAATGCCGTCGAGCACATCCTGATAAACCTCGTCAGCAAGCGCACCCTTTCCAAAGCGCACCGTCGCCCGGAGACGCCGGGCCGATCCGTCGAGATTTACGGATTCAATGACCCCGATTTGTCGTTCGGGGTCGTGATCTAATAGCAGCGGCGCGCTGCCGGATCGTAAAAATTTAAGGTCGAGCGTTTCCTCGGTGTGAACAATCAGCTCGCGACCGAATGATCGCTCGACTTCCTGCTCGCTCGAGACGGACATTTGAACGCGCCGGTCGTCTTTCTCCTCGACCTCGGCGTGTTCCATCCGATGAAATACCTCGGATTTCGAGAGGCGCTCCTCGTCGTAATCGTCGACGGCCTCCACGATATCAGGCTCGTCCGCCGCTTCCTCCTCGGGCATAGATTTCCCGAATGTGATGATGATCTCGTCGTCGGTCTCGACGACGTTTTTGATATGTCGCTGTTCCACTGCGCGATCTCCTGATTCTTCCATCTTGCCAGTATACTCCGCCGCTTTCTCGCTTTCATCATCTGACGCCAGCGGATGACCGTCGGGGAATAAGTCGGTGTCATGTTTGCCGCCCTGGAATCGGTCGTTCTTCATTGCAAACAAAAACGAATTAACCCTGGCATATCCCCACTGTTCCGGGGAGCTCACGCCAGGGCGAACCGAGCCGGGGTTTGTCTTATACGCGCCGATCCCGCGCTCCATTACTTCGCGCAACATGGCAAGCGTAACGCGGCGGAGCGGATCGTCGCCCACCTCCTCGTTGTGCTCGTCGCGCTTATTCTCGAGTGCGGTCTCGACCTGATCGGAGAGCTGGCGGTCCTCTTTCTTGCCTTCCAGCTTTTTGATCAGCTCGAGAATCGCGTCCTTCATGCCTTGCTCGCCCAGGGTGCCAATGACACCCCATTTCATTTGAGCGACGACGCCGGCGATATTGCTTTTGTTCGGCTCCTCGCTCGATAGATGGGCGCCATCCTCAAAATGACGCGCGGCCCAGGCTTCCCGCTCTTTGATCCAGTCCAACACCGAGCCAGCCTCATCGCCATCGCGCGCGCTTCCCCACAGCCGGAACGCATCATTGCCCCGGACATTCCCGCCGAGCGCCCAAACCTCGGAGTTGAATTCCTTGATGTTCTCCGCGAATTCACGGTCGAATTGCGGATATTCGGAATTGCGAAGCGATATCTTCTGGTCGTCGCCTTTCTTCGGAAAGTCAGTCGCCATCGGGCTCCTCCGTCATCGCGTCAAACGATTCGCCGGTCATTAAGTTGATCTTGCCGGGTCCGTATGGCGATTGGCCGCCGCCAAACGGCTCGAATGCCAGCTTCAGGCCGAACTGTTCGGCGAGCTGTTTGTCTCTGGCAATCTGCGCGAATACTTCCTCGACATCGCGCCCGTAAATGTTCGCGACATCCTGCATTGAGATCAGCCCGTTTGTCAGTGCGACAACATGGGCGGAAATCTCTTTTTGCGGATCGACCCATTGGAAGCCGCGCGGTCGGAACTGCGAAGCATCATAAAACTTGTCGAACTTATCGATGGGCAGATTCACCCGCCCAATCGTGAAAGCATTGGTCAGCCATCGCTGATAAACCGGCATGACAAAATGCGCGATCATATAGCTCTGGATCGTTTTGTAAAAATCGCGGTCCTCGATGCTACCCTGGCGGATGCTGGAGTAGCTGGTTTGCGTCAAATCATTCGCCAGAGAATGATATGAAACCCCCAGCCCGGACGCGATGCCGCGCAGAATCGACTTTTCAAAATCGCCGAACGCGGTCGTCGGATGCGATGGGTCCCAGGGCTGGAATTCGACATCTCTGGGGAGCTGGAAAAACGTGCCGGGCTCCGCGTCAGTGATCGGGACCACATTGTCCTCGAGATCGTCACCCATAAACCCATCGCCAGAGCGCGAGATGAAAAAGCCCATCTTGCTCGCCGCTGTCCTGGCGGCAACCAGCTCCGCCTCGCGATAGCCATGCAGCATTTTCAGCGATGTCAGCGCCGTCGACATCCAGGGAACCCCGCGCGTTTGCTGGGCTCTGTCTGGCATATACAAATGAAGGATGCTATCCGCTTCGACCCGCTGAGTGCGGCGATCATACTGGTGGAATTGGTAGTCGCCAGGGTGCTCGGTCATCATGTGATAAGCGACCGGGCGCCGGTATTGATCGAACTCGACGCCCATTCTGATCTCGTTACCATTTGGCGCGCGCTCGTTTTTCTCCTCGTCGATCAAATCAGGCTCGAGGAATTCGAGAGCGAATCGGTCCTGGTTGCCGTCATAATTGACAAAGCGCACCAGTGCCTCGCCGTCGCGCGCCATAGACTCCGCGACCATCGCCTGAGCGTCGGTAAATGACAGACGCCCGTCGACAGTGCAATTTCCGACGCGCGTCCAGCGCGCCCACTCCTGCTCAATGATCGAGTTGCCGATCGTGTCCAGGCTGCCGTCGACATTGGTTGCCTTGACCTGAAGCGTCGCGCCGCGTTCGCCGACGACGTTGGTTTTTACTAGATGCAAATACCGCCGCGCATATTCGTTATTGCGCGCCAGCTCCCGACAGCGGTTTCGCAGCGTTTTGAGTGAATAACGCAGCTCGGAGTCCGCCGAGCGTTGCGAAGTCACAAAATCAGAAAACAGCCGCCCGGTCGAAGCGCCATCGAATCCGCGCTTTTTGATCGGCTTCGGCTTCCGGCGGAAAATGTCAAACATTCCCATCAGATGAATCTCACTTTAACCGTGGCCGACGTTTTGCGACCGAGCTTGATTTCCTCGAGGCGCTTGGTTCTGTTGACCTCGGATTGATAATAGTCGCGCCATTTGACCAGCTCATCGATGGAGAGTTTGGTCAGACTGCGACCCTGGATCGAATAATTTGCGACGTCGGAGTCGGCTCGACCCTCGAGCAGCGATTCGATTTTTGTCAGCATTTTCTCGGCATGAGTGCGCGGGTCGCTGTTGTTGACATCAAGGTCAACGATTGCCGTGAACGCGCCGCGATCCACCACGATCCGATTGCTGTCGGAATTGCGGACAATTTCGAGTTGCCAGTGATAATAGCCCGGATTGAAATCCGCCGATGTGGTCGAGTCAGCCGTGAAAAGATAGGCGCCATTCGACGCGGTGCCGGTGATCTGTATCTCACTTGCCCCGCCGCCGGTAATCCGGGCGACATATGTGGCGGTGTAGTCGGCGGTCGGGTAGTCGGTCGTCAGGTCTGACCGCTTCCATTGAATATAGTCGCCGACGACGATCTCGGACGGTTCGCCCTCCGGCGCGGCTGCGGCATCAAATAGGTTTGCCAATTCCTACCTCCAGTTATTAACGAATCCGCCCGATTTTCTTGAATTCGCCGGTTGCTTTTTGCGCTCGGGTCTTTCACCGCTACCATTGATTCGCTGGTCCGCGATTTTGTCCGCTAGTATATTGACATTGAGACCGGAAATATATAGCGCCGCCATAGCATAACATCGAACGTCGAGAGCTTCATTCCTTCGGCGTTTCTTTACCCATTGGCGTTTCGCATGGCCGCGAATGTATCGAGTGACGAGCTGCTCCGCCGTGAGCTGGAGAAAATACTCGGGATCACGATTGTCGGGAAAGTGACAGTATCCAGGTCCGGGCTCGGTGATCTTCAGCCGGCCATAAACCAGCTCTTTCGCAGTGTCCGACCCGACCGGATATAGCCTCACCTTGCCGATATTGTTTTTGCTCGGGCGCCCGACCAGCGGACGACCTTCACCGCCGACACCCTTGATCCCAAACACCCGCCGCGCCTCGCGCGTTTTGATGTATCGATAAGTCGCCTGGGTGTGATGTCCGCCGGTATCGATGCAAGTCGCGCGAACGCCCAGCTCGCGACCGTCGGCGGTTTCATAGCTGGCGAACAGTACCGCGTCCAGGTCAGCCCACACTTGGGGGGCACTGGGGTCGCCGGGGAGAACCATATACTCAAGCGACCAGGTTTCCTCGTCCCGCCCGACACCCACCAGCTCCAGCTCGAGCCGGTCGTCCTGGACGTCGACCCCGGCGACGACCGTAACGACCTCCGCCGGCCAGGTCTCGCCCCAATCCTCCGCGCGAGTCTCGAGCATATCCTGATCAACGCTGTCGCCCGATTCCTCCCAAGTTTCCGCCAAGGAAACATTCACAAAGGTCTGGAGATCGCCGCTTCGCTTTTTCTCGAGGAATGATTGCGCGATATCGCCGAGCTTTCTGAAACACGAATATAGCTCGTTCAGGTGATAGCTGGCATGGCCTCGGAACTCTCTCGCCCCTCGCCATTCGCCGCGCCTGATCGCCGCGATGCGCTCGCCGTCTGACCACATAACGCCGCACCCGGTGCAAGCGTATTTTGCGGTCTCCGGTTGATCCTCGTCCCAGATGACGCTCGACCAGACCAGTTGCTGGCGGTGATCACAGCTCGGACACGGAACGTAGAAATGTCGCTGATCCCCTTGGACATAAGAGTCCTCGATCCAGCTTGCATTTTTGATCGTTGGCGTACTGATCTCGAGGAGCTTCCGCCGGTCGCCAAATGTGGCTGCGCGCTGCCAGAGTAGCGACACCGGATGACCCTCTTGGCTTTTGTCATAGCCGTCAGTCTCGTCGCAGACAATGAAAGGCGCCGAACGGCCGCGCATTGTTTTGGGTGATCCCGACCAGGAGAACATCAAAAAGCCGCCGGGGTATGACTTCATGCGCTGATTGTTCACGCCCTCCCGGCCGCGCGGCTTCGCGATCAACGCCTGGAGCTGGTCGTTACTCTCCACCAACGGATTGAATTTGGTCTCGATCCAAGTCGAAAGATCACCTTGCGACGGCTGCATCATTATTTGGCTTTGCGGGTCTTGCCCGATCTTGAACGCCTGGGCGCATAGCGCGAGCATCGTTTTCCCGACCTGGGCGGACCACATGAGCGTGATTCGCTGGCATTCCGGGTTAGCGGTCATATCCAGCGGCTCGCGCTGGTATGGCGCGTGATCGAATCGAATCAAGCCGGGGACCGCGTTACCAATCGGGACGCGGACATTCTGCTCCGCCCATTCGCTCGGCTTCAGATTCGGCGGCGGCTTTAGATGACGCGCAGCGGCGCCAATAGTCCGCCGCAATCCGTCGAAGTTGTCGAACTCACTCGTCATCGTCATCCGGCTCCAGGTCGAAGTCGCCGAGCGCCTCGAGCGCCTGATCGAGCTCCTTCAGAATCACGGCCTTGATCCGAGTCTCGTTTGACTCGCCGATGATCGCGGTCGCCACCCGGCTCGGGACCGAGCGGATGTTCGTTTTAATCTCGGCGAATGTATTGGCGAGAGCGCGCTCTAGTTGCGCCAGTGGCACGACCTCGCCGCGTACCTTCGCCAGCTCGAGCTCGACTTTTGCGGTCTCCGCTGCGAGCTTGCGGCGCTTCAGCTCGCGCTCGTCGGCCTGGTCGCCACCGGCGGCGGATTCCTTGGCACGTTGCTCGAGCCATGCGGAAACCTCCGCCGTGTTGATCCGCCAGGGCTTGCCGCGACTGCCGCGCTCGGAGACCGGCATCCCGCGCTTGATCCAGGCGTCGACCGTAGTATGTGACACACCAAACAGGTCGGCGACCTCTTGGCGTGTTACGTTTTTACCCCTTGTTGTTACCGGCATTCACACTCCCGTTACTTTTGGTAACACTTCATTATTCCCGAAATGCAATTTCCTCGCAGAATGCAAAGACCGCGCTCGCGAATCACCCGCGACGCTTTGCCTGTCATAGTACCTTTTGCAGCCCCCCCGCACCCCCCGCACCCCCTGAAGCCCTGAGCAGCTCTCTGGTCGACTTTCTCGGTTTGCGAGTGTTCCGGTGCTGCTTGCGCCAGCGTCGCTCCTGCGGCTTGTGCGGCGCCTTGTGGCGGCGGGTTGAGTGGGCCGAGCAGGTTATTCGCTGCGCCGGGGATTGCGGTGCGATTCGGCCCGGCTCGATCGGAGCCGAGTCGTCGGCTTGCGTTGTTACTCATCACCGAGAATCTTGAGAGCTGAATGCGGCAGCATCGCGATCGGCCGCCGGGCTTTGCCCCTCGACCCCGGCCACCCCCTCAACCCCCCCGCGCGCTCGGGAACAAGCCCCGCCCCCCCCTGGGGCATATCCGCAACAAAAAAGTTTTTTTTCATTTCAATCGCGACATTTCAGAGTCGAACGCCTTTGCGAGCTCTTTGGTGAAGTTGTTGCTAAACACACCGTCGGCGATCCGGTGATAAGGAAAGATATTCCGATATTGCGTGACCGGCTCCCAGGCGATCAGCATCACCAGCCGCCCGTCCCTATATCGGCGATATATGCCCGGTGCCACACCATCCCGGAGACCGAGCTGCACATGATCTTTTTTATTTAACAGACTGCGGACTGCCGCCTGACTCAGGTTTCCGTATTTGTTCTTTCTCATCTTGAGCGTGGGGACCGGCAGCGCGCGCTTTTGCGGTGTGCGCGTCCCGCCCATTGCCTGCAAGCGCACGACGTCATTGATCCGACGACCAGGGACGCCGAACCGCCCTCGAGGTCCGCCAGGAATCAGCTCGGCGCGCAGCGTGTTCCATCTTGAAAAAACACCGATGAATCCCATCTTCCCGCCCGGACGGAATATCCCGTTCAGCAAAAACGGCGTCGGCCTGTCGAATACCTTTTCAGCCTGCGCGCGTTGAGCTCTGGCCGCAATGTTCGCGGTCTGGTTGAGTGCCTCGCTCTCGGCGTACATGATCTTTTTTCTGATCTTCGGCAGCAGCGACTTGAACTTTCCGATGTCTGATTTCGCGGTGATCATTCTGTGCGACCTGGTGGGGGGGGGTATCAATAATATCAGTCAGGATCGGAACCCCCCACCCCCCATTTTTTTATGCCCAGGTGAATCAGTCGATGGAGATACCACTGCGCTTTCTCGAGGTCTTGCCGCGCCAGCTCAATGTCGTGGCGGTGTTTCTTATCGTAACGCCAGATATATTTGATCACGTTACCGCGCAAATACCCGGCGAACTCCTCATGTGTCATCGCCGACTCGATGGCAGCAATACATTCAATGTCGCCGGTGCGGTAATGCTGTGGCGAGTTGACGGAATCATTCATCCCCTGGTCTCCTTTGGAATCGGATAATCTCGAGCGGCGGCTCCTTGCATTCTGATAGCTTCACGACTCTGAGGTCTTGCGTGATTGCCATATCCTCGCGGAACCTCTCCGCCATCGCATGACCAGCTCGGATCGCAATATCGCAATCCTCGCTTCCCATCGTTGCAAGAATCTTTTGCAGCCTATCGCTGACATACATTGTCGCCCTCTCTGTCTCGCTGTTCTCTGTAGGCGTCAAATATATCAGGCTCCTCGACGAAATCACGCTCGTCATAGTCTGGGCAGTTGGGATGATGGCCGTTGACCTGGCCGCATTCTGGGCAGAGCTTCACTGACACACCTCCCCATATACTCCGCGATAATCCGGCCAGGCGCCCGACTCAACATTCACGCAGTATTCAGCCTGCGCTCGCTCCGCTTCCTCGAGGTCGCCATTGCCGGCGATCGAAAATGCCGCGATGATCGCGACGACCGCCAGGGCGATCCAGTGCTCTCCGATGTTTGGCATTTTTTTCTCTCCCTTTGGTTGAGGCCGCTTACGCGGCCAGATTCTTGTCGGTTGCGTCAACCAGAGGCGCCATTGAGTGACGACCCCAGGGGCAGACAAATTCAACGCCCTGGCTAGTCAAGCCAATGCGAAGGGTCTTTTCTCTGCCGTGTACGATTGTGCGGATCGTTTTTTCTGTGCGCTTCAGAACCGGCACTTCAATGATGCAATCATGGTTGCAGGCGCTTCGGGTTTTGTAAGTTGTTCCGACTTCAAATTTCATTTCGTTCTCTCCCTTTCTTGACCGAGACCACCCCGGCCATGTGTTAAATCTACTCCTCTCCCCTCCCCCTGTAAATTATTTTCACACTGTTAATTCATACAGTATTTTCAGATCGGCCCGATGGGCGCCTTGACCCGGACCCAGGTCTCGAGCAGCCGACCATGACCGAGCCGCATATCCCATTCAACGCAGTCCGGGAACTGCGCGACGACGCGCTCGAGTGTTTCCGCCAGAGCGCGGCGGTTTCCGCCGTAGAACTGAAACGTGTGGCGAATCTCGGTGTAGCTGGTCGAGCGCCCGGTCGCCTCGTCGAGCGCCTTGATCACCGCGATTGTGTCGACGTCCAGGCTCATCGCTAATTTGTTCCGCCGGGGACACTAGACACTCCTTTCCGGGATAGGGTTTGTCTGCTCCCCCAGGCGCCCCCCAAGGGCGCCGGGGTGCTGATAAAGCCCCCGGTTAGGGTGTCTTGTGAAAATGTTGTCGATATATATATATATATAGGGAATTGATACTTCGACAACATTTCGTAAACATATTTTACACTTACCCTGATTTTCCGCATACCTACGCCGTTTTTAACGCCTCCCGATGACCGTAAAGCCGGTGACATTACCGTGACTCGTCACGACGTCAGCGGTGTCGAATTTCTCGCGAATAAAATCGTGAATTTCCTGGCGGCGGTTTTTGTATTTGTCGGGGAACGTGATCGCGGAATGACCCGCCGGCACCCTGGCGCCCGGTTTGGTGTGAACATACCCGCCGAGATTTTGCTCCACCAATTCAATCACCTCGTCGCGAATGTTCTGGTTTTTTATCTCCTCAGCGAGCCGATCCGCGAGCTCGGCAGCCTCGGAGTCGTATGGCTTCCAATCGAGGATAGAGATATCGGCGGAACCGTTCTCGAACTCGACCGGCACCCGGTGCATGGTGCCGGCCCAGACCGGCGGCTCCTCGACCAGGCGCCAGCGATCTTTTTCCCAGGTCGCAATCGTCAGGTTTTGCTTTTTGTCATACATGACATTGATCGAATAATCGATGTTCCCAATCAGCGCCGACGCGCCCCTGGCGGATCGCCCTTCGGACACTTTGCTGGTGTGGTGTACGATGATGATCGTCGAGTGTGGCGGCAGTAGTGGCAGGATTTTGCTCTCGAGCATCGCGATCAGTTTCGACGCCTCCCGGTTGTCGTTCTCGTCAAACGAAAACGCCGTCGCCAGTGTGTCAAATATCAGCAAGCTCGGCGGCTCGTCCATCGATGCAATCCATGCCTGAACGAGATCAATGTCGCGAATGTCGAGCGATAGATTCGGCAGCGAATAAAAAGGAAAGGCCAGCTCGCCGGGGATCGCCGTGACGTATGCTTTCATCCGCGCCTGGATATGCCCCAGGCTCTCCGAAAACATGAGCACCGGCCCCGGCCGCAATTCCCGACCCTGCCATTCGGTTTTGCCGTGCAGCATGACGGCGATCAGATCGCAGATGATGTGCGACTTCCCCGAGTTGCTCGGCCCGTAGACCATGCCAATCGAGCGCGCCGGGATCAGCTTCTTGAGCACCCATTGCGGCTGCTCAATCTTGAAATCCCAGCCGGCATTCGGGTCGAACTTCGCGAGCTTGCTCGCCTTGAATCGCTCCCAGAAGAATTCATCCTTTTCCCACTCCATTTTCGGTCCCCATTTGTCGCCTCAATTCGCGCAATCGCGCGCCCCTTTTTTCGTCCACTTTCATTATTAGCCGCGTGACCGCATCGCGGTCGCTCGGGTTTATTCTTTCGCCGCGCCTGGCGGCGCTTTCCATGACCAGAATCATGTGATCAGCCAGCTCGAGGTCGTCCCTGCGATGCGTGGGTGCGACGTAATCATCCCGGTCCACAATGCCCCGGCGCTCCAGCTCTCTCGCGAGGTCGCTGTATTTGCACCCGTGGCGACAGTGAACCAGGACATCGGCGGATTTTCCCGTTTTAACGTGGAATCGGTCTGTTCCGCCGCATAGCGGACATGGCCCCTTGTATTCGGAGCCGATCCGCCTCAGACCCAGCGCATCAGCGACCCGCGTCGGGTCGCCTTTCATCAGAATGGGATGTCGTCGTTATCCGTCGCTAGAGGCGCCGGAGCGGCCCCTGGGGGCGTTCTAAACTCCGGGGCGACCGCTGACCCCTGTTTCGGCTCGAACGCCCTGACGGCCCAATCTCCCTCCCTGTCGCGACCCACCAGGACGCGAAGCTCATGGAGCTGAAGCTCGCCGGGGTTTTTCTCGTCCCGGATGGAGTTAATCCCGACCGCGTTCATTATGTTCGCCAAGATGCGGTATGCGATCTCTCTGACGTTTTCCTTCGGATGGCAGACGTTGAGATTTTCCCAGAGCTTTTTCCCGTTGAACTCGGTCAGGCTAAACCGCACCGACACATACTGGTTTCCTGCGCCGCTCGTTTTCTGAACGACCTCATCAATCACCGCATCGGTCCAGCCTTCTTTCAGCTCGACGGAACCGCCTTCGCTTGCCCAATCTTTCGCATTAAATGCCATTTTTTCGCACTCCTTTCGGGTAGTAGGTCCAAAAATCTGGGGTCATTGGATCGAGCCCCAGGTGAAACAGCCGCCGGAAATCGGCGACACTTGCGGCCATAACGAATTCGCCGCGAGTCTTGACGATCCGGGCAACGCAGAAATGCGGTCCCGGAGTGTGATCCCATAACAGGACGAGAGTCTCGCCCAGCTCCGCCTCCGTTGGCGGCGTATCCGCCCAGGGACGATATACCGGCTCGATCATTTCTTCAGGGCTCCCGCAAATTCAGCCCAATCGAGCGCCATTTCTGGCGGCAGCCCGTAGCGGTTTTTAGCCAGCCATGCCGGGCGCTCCTCGGTATACATGACGCGATCCCCCTGGCCGTGGCCGCGCGTCCTTGTTCGGCCCCGGTCCTCGGTCTTGATCGTTTGGTATCGATGATTCGCGAACAGAATCGCGTCGGAATGTTCCGAGACCAGATCGCATGCTTTCGCCTGAAGTTTTATTACATAGCGGTCGAAGCTCTCCGCGTCGGGTGCCTCGAACCGCTTGATCGCCGAGTGACCGATCAGGATGGTCGTCATCCGCTTCGCATCGCGCAGATAATTTACCCGGTCGAGGAATTCCCGCCAATAGCGCAGCGCCTCCACATATCCGCGCCCGTAGCCCGGTTGCTCAATCGACTGCCATTTGTTTTGCTCACAAGTGTGCAGCCAGATCATCGGCTCGAGCCAATCCAGAGAATCGACGACCAGGGTTCGATAATCGTGCTCCTCGTTGATCAGCGCATCGAGAGCGCCGCGCGCCTCGAGGTAGGTTTTCGCCCTGGGGAATGCGTCGACCTCAATGGTCCCGAGCCCATCCTCCAGACATAGAAAGATCGGCTTTTTCGCTGACGCCGCGAACGTCGTTTTCCCGACCCCCGCCGGTCCGTAAATCAGCACCCTCGGCGGACTTATCATCCCGGCTGTCGATTTGATCTCTGATAATTGCATCGGTTTTCCTCCATTGGTCACTAATAAAACGGTAAATTCGGACGGTCAGGACTGTCCTGGCGTCCATCGTTCTTATGTCGAGCCCTCGGTCCTCGCGATGTAATTCCGTCGTCGCGAAAAGCTCCTCGACGAAATTGTGAACATCGGTCAGGGACGCCGGGCATTTGATGATGAATGCCTTCTCGGTCACAGTATTTTCTCCGTTGGAAGGCGCCGGCCTTTCGGCAGGTTGGCGTGGAAAAGATGGTTGGGGGGAAATAACCCATCGAAATGACCCGGATCTGATAGCCCTTCGAATATGCAAAAAATACTCCCCTCATACTCCTCGTTTAAAGATCTGCGCGCTATCTCCGCCACCTCGCGATCAAAATACATCCCATCCATCATCCCGGTGTAGAGGTCGATCAGTAGATACCGGGAACCCGGATTTTTATTGCTCATAAGATTTTCTCCGTTATTAACCCACAAAAAAGCTCGAGCGAAATCTCCGCCGAGCGTTTGAAATCTTCGAGTCGGTATATGTCAGTCGGATATGGCACCAGGACGCGCCAGGGTTGCCGGTCAGCGCGGAAGCATACCGCCGGCACCTTGTGCACCTTGTTCGCCTGGGCGACTGCCTGGCGCCAAAAATCGGCCTTGTCGGCGCTGGTGATCTCTCGATATCGCTTGCACTCAATCGCCCAATGATCGAGCCCGATCAGATCGTGACCGCCGCCGAATGCTTGGGATAAATTTCGCTCGAGGCGGATGCCGGTCCACTGCTCGATCTCGAGGATCAGCTCTCGCTCTCCAGCGGCGCCCTTGTTGCGACTACTCGCCCCCATGAATCGGTTTCACCTCCGCGCGTTGTTCTTTCATGTTCTTCCACGCTTCGCGCTTGACCTGATTTCGCCATGACTTTGCAAACGCAAACAGAAACGCGAGAAGTATGGTCCCCCATAATGGCGCCGTCACCCACCACCATGACCAGGTGATGATCTCCGCCAAGCGCAAACCGACAAACATCAGAAACATATTGTCGATGATGTGGCCGAGCCGATTAGTCTGCACTTCGGGCAAGAATCACCTCCGCCTGGATTCTGCGCGCCTCCGGGATATCGCCCTTGCGTCGCCAGTGATAGATCGTTTGCCGGGTGACGCCCAGCGCGCGAGCAGTCTGGGATACACCGCCGAACGATTTGATAATGTCCTCCAGGCTCATGTTGGCCCCTCTTTTTGATTGACTCGGCGAGCCTAGCGCGTAACATGGGCGGGTGTCAAATTATTAAACAGGGGATCAACATGGTCGGAAAATTATCAGACGACACCAAAATGTCCGGGTCTCGCATCCCGGTCCTTTACTGCTGGAATCATGGAGTCGGGCATCCCTGGTCGACGCCGAATGACGAGCTCCGCAAATCGATCCAGGCAGCGCGCGGAGAGCGTCAGGAATCCGACATCGGAGAGCCGGGCATCGTCGGCAATCTGCTCGAGCCGGTGCTGATACAAAACGCCTGCGACGTTCTGGGCATCACCCAGGTCGAGCAATCGCCTCCGGTGATTAAGCTCGAGGATTTCGAGGTCTCATGCGATGGCATTGCCACGATCGACGAACCGCTACTTGTTGCGTCAGGCGCAACAGTCCGCATTGAAGGCGCCGACGAGATCACCCTCCAGGGTCGTATCCCCATCGAGTGCAAGGTCACGACCGCACCGCCGAGCGATGAAATCCCACTTTATCGCGGACCCATTCAGCTCCAGGCGCAAATGATGGCGATCGGCGCCAGCACCGGGATTATTGTCACGCTGCATCGGGGCATTGAGCGTCGGATCACCATCATGCGCGCGGATTTGGATATTCAGGCCGAGATCGGGCTACTTTGCACCGACTTCCGGCTGCGCGTGATTTCTGAAAATTACTACCCGCCGGTGAATGTCGACGATGCGGTGATCGCGCCGGCGGAGAAAAACGAAATTCCGGTCGAGCTTAACGGCCTCGAGAACGATATCTATCACCTGGAGCTGTTACGCGATCACCGGCGCCAGTTGAACGACGAGATCGAGGAGTTGGAGGTCAAGGTGATGACCGCGATGGGTGACGCGACACTCGGGCAGGCTGGACCCTACCGGGTGGAATGGCCGGTCAGGAATTACAAAGCCCAGCCGGAGCGCGTAGTCGCCGCCAAAGAGGCGCGCACCATTCGTTTGAAGTCTTTGATTATTCGGAGTAGTATCTAACCGATCCCGCTCTCCCTTTGCGGGATCAACCACTCCTAAAGGTTCGGCCGCTGGTCTTTTGACAGCGGCCTTTTTTTAGAAGTGTTCCTCGCCGTCCTCGACTTCGATCTCATACTCGTCGACCGTCTCGACCTCCCAGCCTTCCTCCTCGAGAACTGCGGCGTATATCTCCTCGGGGTTCATGTCGATCGATAGCCCCTCCGGGAATAGCTGCGTGTAAATCATCGAACAGCCAGAGCGGCCGCGCTCGGGTAAAAGCATCAAAATCTCGCCCGATCGGATGTAGAGATCACCTTGTTCCGTTACCAGTTTGATCATCCCAGCGGTTGCCTTTTACTGAATTTTCCCTCGCGGTCAGTATTTGCAGATTCCAGGGAACGTGAAGGCCGCAAACCAATTTGCCGCGCAGCGGGACGATGTGATCGACCGAATGCGGGACGCCGGTTTCGGCGGTGACTTCTCGCGCCTGGCGATAAACCTCATCGATCTCAGCCTGCACCAGGTCATTTTCGCGCAGTATGTTGGCGCGCTCAATGTAAAGCCGGCGCCTCTCGCGACATTTTCTGTTCGTGCTTTTGTACTTCGGCCGGATGTAGCGCGCCGGGTATATATGAGCCCTGTTTTTGCGGTAATGATCGCGCCAGTATTCGGCTCGAGACCCGCGCTCCTGGTCATATTCGCGCCAGTATGCGCGCTTTTCTGCGCGTTTCTCAGGGCTCAATACGGTGCATTTGATGGCGTTGCACGTTGTGCAGCATTTATTGGCGGTATACCTGGGCGCCAGGTGCCCGAACTTGCAGGGCTTCCCGGTGAAGTAATACGCGGCCCCATTATTCCGAGCCTGTTCGACCGATCTGATCAGATATTAAACGGGCGCTTTATCCTCCCGCATTGCATCCGACAGTCTGTGCGCCCTTGCCCCCACTTGCTCGGCCCATTGGGACCGCAACATTTCGTCCGCTGCCTCCGCGAATCTTTCCTCGCGCATATACGCTATTGTTCGCTTGAAGTTGAGGAATCCGAACGTCCCCATATTGAAACACATATTGAGCACGACCATTTGCCGGGTTTCGGATAGGTCGCGCCATTCTGGAAAAAGCTCGTCGAGCTCCTTCATCAACCGCACAATATCGCTCTCAAGCATGAACTGCGCCTCGGCCCTGGTGATCCCAGTGTCCTCGAGGTTGCGCCCGACGCCGATGGTTAGCTTCCCAGCGGTACAATAGTAAGGCTTCAGCTTGCAGCCCTCGTCGAGCTCCAGCCATTTGGTCAAAACCTTGAAGTCGACGCCGGCCGTCATCTTTCAGTGTTCCCGAACTTCTGGAGCGCGCCCTTCGCCAGGTCGCCCATGTAGGGCGCTGCGAAATAAAAGCCCAGGATCAGCATGACCGCCGGGGTCATGGTATCGATCCGACCATCGAGGATGGCTGTGCTATCTGCGAGCTTTGCCGCTGCGTCGTCAGTCACCCAGATCGCCACCAGGGAGCTGACAGTCGCAGCCAGGAACATAAAGAGCCACACCCCGGTGATCCCAAAGGCGATAACGCGACGCGCCAGTCTGGAGCCGCTGGTCGACTCGAGCCATTTGATCGTCATCTGGCGAGCGTCGGCTTCGGCCTTCATTAGCGCCTCGCCTTGCTCTTGTTTGGTGTAAAAGGATTTATCGATCAGGCCGAATGTCCTGTCGATGATGTCGCCGGTCGCCTTACTTGATCCGAACAGTTTTCCCAATAAAGACACGACGCCCCCTGGTGATCATGGTTTGTTGTTGCGGGTGTTATGTTGACCGATATCAGCCGGCATCGTCGTCCTTGCCGAGTAGTGCCTGGATCGTTTTGGTTTCGTAGATTCTGATAGCAGTCCAGACGATCGTGAACAGCGCAGCCATAGGCGGCAAGATTGCGCCCATTGATCCGATCATCGTCATTATACTTGCAGCATCAATCGCTTGTTTTGTGGATTCAGTAACCAAAACGCGCGCCCCCAGGAGTTTGCTGGATTCTACCAGCCGACCCCATCCATTCAAATGTCAAATAATTGTCCGGCCCTAATGATCGACCGAATCTGCGATTAAAGACCTGGCGCGCCGCACATCATTTCGAGCTGACGTTTGACAGTGATTTTTGTGAAATGGCGAGAAAAGGAAATCGATGACGATTCGGGTTTGCTTCCAGCCAAACCTCCGCCGTTCTCTCCAGGCGCGCCCACTGACCGACTCGTTCGGATTGTCCCCGCCGACCAGCGTGTTGATTAGCTGAGATATTGCATTGCCCACGCGCAGCCCATAGCGGCAGAGGCGAAAACCAATACGACGACCGCCAGGCTCAATAACGAACATACCAATATCCCTTCTATTAGCCTATCCATCGCCGCATTGCTTTTGATATTCAATTTCTTGAAACGTCATAACTCCAGTAGGCTCGTACCAGTCGCACATATTGTATTCGCCGTCATCATTAGTGTCGCAGTAGCGATCCCATGAAATCGTCGAAAATGAAAAAGAGTCTGCGGGTTCAAACGCCTCGCACCATTCTTGAGTGCCTACCTCGCTAGTGCTCTCATAGTCAGGCACATAGTCGCGCTTTTCGGATGGATAGTTGCGAACGTAGTAGTCACCGTTTCTGTATTCTTTCTTTTGGTAAAGGGTGTCGTAGATGCTTATATAAATATACTCGCCGTGTCCGAGCGTGTATTGCGTTCCGTCATCGTAAAGGATGACTGTCTGACCAAATGCTACCGCTGACCATAACCCCAATACTGCCAGCAACCCTTTCATGTTTAGTCCTCCGACTCTGGTTTATGCT